GTGACAGACTGAGTCCAGAACACAAAAACTGGTTTATGGATAATTTTGAACAGTTCTGTAGACACAAAGCATTGGAAGCGGCAATCTTGCAAAGTGCTGACAAACTGGAGCGCAAAGAGTATGGCACAGTGGAAGGCATTATCAAAGCGGCAACTGAGATTGGACTTGCCAAAGACTTTGGTACAAACTATTGGGATGATCCAGCAGGACGTATTCAAAGCATCAAAGACAACAGAGGACAAAATTCAACAGGCTGGCTAACATTTGACAAGGTGTTGTATGGAGGATTCAATCCAGGAGAACTAAACATCTTTGCAGGTGGTAGTGGTAGTGGTAAAAGTTTGTTCATGCAAAACATGGCACTGAACTGGGCACTAATGGGCAAGAACGTTGTGTACATCAGTTTAGAACTCAGTGAAGAACTGTGTTGTATGAGATTGGATGCTATGCTCACAGGCATGGGAACCAAAGACGTTATGAAAAATAGCAGTGATGTTGAACTGCGTGTAAAGATGGCAAGTAAGAAAGCAGGTCGTCTACAGGTTGTGCAAATGAAAAATGGTAGCACAGTAAATGACATCAAAGCATACTTGCGTGAATATCAGATACAACACAACTTGCATGTTGATGCACTACTAGTGGACTACTTGGACTTGATGATGCCAGTAACAGTAAAAGTAAATCCAAGTGACCAGTTTATCAAAGACAAGTTTGTTAGTGAAGAACTTAGAAACTTAGCAACTGAGCTAGGCATATTATTTGTTACAGCATCGCAGTTGAACAGAAGTGCAGTTGATGAAATAGAATTTGACCACAGCCACATTGCAGGTGGTATCAGTAAGATCAATACAGCAGATAACTTGATTGGTATCTTCAGCAGTAGAGCTATGCGTGAACGTGGTAGGGTACAAATACAGTTTATGAAAACACGTAGTAGTAGTGGTGTTGGCAGTAAACTGGATCTCAAGTTCAATATGGACAGTTTGAAAATTGAAGATTTGGATGAGGATGAACAGGAAGATGATGGCGGCGTAACCAGCATCTATCAAAAACTAAAAACAAAAAGCAGTGTAGCACCAGCAGGCGAAACTGTTACACAAAATAATTTGGATGCAGATCCACAAGTAGATGCAACAGATAGACTTAAAAATCTGTTGAGAAAGAGCGAGTAGTGATTAGGTTAGCAACTGACAATGAATTGGAACACATAAAAAACGACCCGGTAAGACCACATATTAGTACCGAATGGCGTACAAGAAGCGGCAGAGAAGTTTACGTATTAGAGCGTGAAGGAGAAGTTGCTGCGATGATATGCGTAGCATACATGGACGAAATACCACACAGTGAACAGGATATGCGTTGGCCCGGAATGGACCATGCAATATTTTACACAGTGTGGAGTTATCAAAAAGGAGCAGGTAGAGAAATTGTAAACGGAGTAGCACAGAGAATCAAACGTCAAAGACCTTGGGTTAAACGTTTTGTAACATTAAGTCCTTTGACAGAAATGGCGAGAAAGTTTCATATTTCAAATGGTGCAAAATTTATAGGCAAACATCCTACATGTCAAAACTTTGAATATGAAGTATGCTGAAGCAAAGGGACAGTGTACCTTATCTCTATCTATTATATGATTCTGAACTGCACGGTACGGAGTATAAATTGAGTCATTAATATGAGCCTTAGTGTGTGCCTGTGTTTTGTACTGTGCATGCCATTGATGATTTTGCTCTTATTATAAAATGGATCCTATGTTGAGAATCAATTCCTCTGCAACTGCCATAAGTGCTAGTCACCAATGCTCCAGCAACAATATTTACTAAATACTATTAAGATGAAGCGAAAAACACGATCAATTTTGGAAGAAATAAATGCAATGAGTCCTCGCAAGGACACAAAGCATATTGTTGAGTCAAACGCTCAGCAAGTAATTGTCACTGCTATTAACTTGATCAATTTGATCAATGAAAGTTTTGATGTAGAAACTGCGGCTGACTTAAACAAGCGTTTGATTAACAGCATTCGTACCAAAGATCCACGTAAGTTTCAAAGAGGTATTGGTAAGATAAATGAAGATAGCAGACATCCTAGGCGGGACTAAGAAGCGTAAAAAGCGTGGAAGCAGATTAGACAGAGTCAAAGGCAAAAGTCTACTCAACAAAAAAAAGAGACGTCTTAAAAAAAGCAAGCTCAAAGAAGGCGGTAATATCTTTCCTGATAGTGTGAGCTTTGATCACGAAAAAATTCCACTATTGATGAAAAGTATAAACAGTGTACTTGCTAACACAGGTGCACCTGCAATTCCAATTGGCAGTGGCGCAACACCTACTCCGGGTAAAGTTAGCGGAGACTTAGACATGATTGTTGATGTGGATCAACTAAGACAACACTTTGATATGCAAGATGCTAAAGATGCTGATATTAGAAAAAAATTAAGACAACTGTTTGACCTAGCAGGATTTAACACAGGACAAAGCGGAACCAGTGTACATGTTGAAGTACCTGCAGGACAAGAAACTCATCAGATTGATATTATGGTTGTAGCCAATGCACAAAATGCAGCCAAGTTTCATACACACAGCATTCCACAAGGTAGTAAGTGGAAAGGTGTAAACAAACAGATTGCACTAGCAAACATTGCTAAAAGCAAGAACATGTTGTGGTCACCTTACCAAGGATTGTTTAGCAGAGATGCTAACGGTAAAAAAGCAGACTTAATAACAAACAACATCGACGAAGTAGCTCGTACATTGTTAGGCCCAAATGCCACAGGAAAAGATATTGGCAGTGTGGAACAAATACTAGCCGCATTGGGTAAAGAAGCAGGAGATGCACTACTTGCTGATCTTCGTAACGATCCAAATTGGAAAGAGCTTGAATAATGAGAGCCAGTCAATTTTTAACAGAAGCCGTACAAAAAGGCAGAGAATACAATCATCTTGAAGACCTAGTGAGTTTTAATGGTAGTAAAGGCGCATTGGAAGCCGCAAGTATACTACAGCGACTAGGACAAGATTCAAAAGATGTTAGTATCAAATGGGACGGTAATCCAACACTGTTTTGGGGTCGTGAGCCAGATGGCACTTTTGTTATGACAGGCAAAAATGGTTGGGGCAAAAACAAAAGCACCAGCAGTGAAAATTTAAAACAGTTTATCATGGGTACAGGACAAGGCGAGGATTGGAGACAAGACTTTGCCAACAGTATGGGACAAGTGTTTGACACATTAGAAGCAAACACACCAAGTGACATGCGTGGCTATGTGTACGGAGACCTGTTGTACAGCCCTAGCAAGCCCTACAGCGTGTCTGATGCTGGTATACAGTTTACACCCAACAAGGTTACATATACAGTTGATCCCAGCAGTAAACTAGGGCAACGTATACAAAATAGCAGTGTAGGCATTGTAGCACACACATATCATGATGAGTTTGGCAGTAAAAGCGGAACACCTATCAAAGATACCAACAGCGTTAACAGCAATGATGTAGTAGTGTTAGGGCAAACATATGTAACACATCAGCCTAAAGTTGACACAGGTGTTGTGCAAGACATTATAAGCACAGCAAATGCGAATGCACAAAAAATAGACAATTGGTTAGCACCTGAAAAAGGGCTGAGCAACAAAAGTGCAATACTATACAACTATGTAAATCAAATGACAAAAATGGGCAAACTCGGTCAATTGCAATCAGGATTTTTTGATTGGCTCAAGCAAAGCAAAGTAAGTGCAGGACAGCAAGCAAAATTAATGGCAAGCGACACTGATGGTCTAAATGCTATACTTGAATTGGTAGTAAAAGTACAAAATGCCAAAAACGATATTATTGATCAATTGGATAATGCTGGTGCTGATGTAACAGCAACCACAAAAGGAGAACGTGGCGGAGAAGGCTACGTTGCAACAAGAGACAAAATCAAATTGGTTCCACGTCATCGCTGGACACCAAACTAAGGTAAATACTAGTATGGAAAAGTATACAGCAAAACAATATGCAGAAATGACAGGCGGTCATACAGTGAGTGAGGAAAAGAAAAGTCTTAACCTCAGTTTGATTGGCAATGAAGTCAATGAAAGCCGTATGTTTAGAAGTAAAAATCGTGTCGAAGGCACTAGCAATAGATCAATGGCAGATCTTGCTTTTTTGAACATGATTACACTGTACATACTAGCAAACGAATATGACTATGCACCGTTTGCTAAAAACTATGCGGCAAAAACAATTATGTATCAAAACTTTAACAATTTTAGAAGTAATGCTACAGACTTGTATATGGCACTGTACAGTATAAAGAATGGTGCTAGTACAGCTAGAGAAAAAGATCAACTTCAACAATCAAGACTCAACTTACCAGAACAAAAGATCAAGCAATTTTTGACACAGTTAAAATTTGGCAGACCTGTAGTTGCTCCTCAAAATTTCTTTTTAAATTTAGAAAGAGGATTAGATATACAAAACAGCAACTATAGAAGTATCAGACGACTAGCACAAGATTGGCCAAAACTAAACAAAATGCAAAAGCAACTGGTGATTACTCGTATGCTACAGTATTATAGAACTAATGCATTGCGCAGTGAATTATATTCAGTGATAAGAGATATTGCTAGAAGCCAAGGTCTTGAAATTAAAAATGCACACAATGCAGAAAAACCAAAAGTACAAGGAAGTGATACCTTATCGAGAATTGCTACTATGGCTGCTGGTGCTTATGGCGGCTTCCAACTTGGCAGAGCAATAGGCAAGAGTTTCTCTGGTCGTAAATGATTAATTACACAGCATACACACTAGTAGATATTACCAATACAGGCGAAACTAGAATAAAGCAAAACAATACTTGTAGGTATTATCAACAACAAAATTTCAACACATTAATACAAAGCATTGGGCTAAGAAGTCAACCATTGGAACCTATTATAAATGTTAATATGGCACAAGATGTAGTTGAATATGGCTTTGGAAAACAGTATCAAGGACTACATACAGTATGGAGAATGGACTTTAGTATAGAGCATAGTAAAGTTTTTAACTTTGATGGCAAAGAATTCTATTATTTGGAAAATGATATAGATGGCATTGCTATAATTACTGGATTGGAAGAAACAGCAGAACTAAACACTCGTTGTTTTGAAACAACAGATTCGGCTAGCGTTAACATACTGTTTAAAAAGAACCAGGATGTATTATAAATATATCGTAGGCACAAAAACAAAGGCAAATTTTTAAGGCAAACATATAATAGAGGCACCCTGTTTTAACTAAGTCACTAGAAGTGGCAGGAAAGCTGAACTATGTCAACCGAGACAACTTCGCTAGAGCGAACAAATTTAGAAGCGCACGTGGATCTTTGTGCAGAAAGGTACAAGGGTTTGGAATCACGACTAGATCGTGTGGAGGAAGCTGTCGGCGACCTTCATAAAAGCATACAAGAAATGAGGGAAGAAAACCTCAAGATGCACCAAAGCAGTAACAGAATACTACTGGGTGCAGCGGCGACCGTTGTGGCTGGTATCCTTTCAACCATCATTGTTCTATTGATGAATTAACTCCTAGCATAAATATACGTATGATACTACAAGAACTTGATACCACTAACGTGATTGAAGCGAAACTAGTATGGGCTCGCAAAGGAAAAAGTGTGAGCAGAAAGTTTCGTTGTGCAGTTGGACAACGAAAAGGTAGACTAGTTAGCAATCCTAGTCAGTGTAGCAAGCCCATTGATATCAAGAAACGTATGACATTGAAGAAAACAAAAGCTCGCATGGGTAAACGTATGATGCGTAAAGCGCAACGTACCAAGAAGTTTAACCCAGCAAGTAAAGCAGTGCAAAGATTGAACAAGGCAGGTAAACGATGAAGATAATGGATATCATTCCTGACAAGTATACCAAAATGGATACATGGGAAAAAGACGGAGTATTAATGTGTAGTAAAGAATGCTGTGGTTCTCCTGTGAGTGAATGCACATGTGGGCCAGAATGCAAACACTGTAACTGTTTTGAACTTAAAAAGACAAACGAAAGTCCAACAGGATATGGAATGCGTGACGGAGATGTAGGTGCTGGCATGAGCATGGCTAGCAGACGTCAAGCTCAAAGTGATGTAGTCAATGCTACAAAACGTGCAAACAACAGAAATGCTGATATGGGCAGAGAAGTTAATGTTGCTAATAAATCTTTAAACAGAAGAATAAACAGATTATCTAAAAAACAGCCTACAGGATTACCAATGCGTTTGATAAATCCTCAACCAGCACAAGCACCTGATGCACCACCACCACAGAGAAAATAAAATGAAAACACTAGTAACAAAAGGCGGAATTCAAACTTGGATCAATACCAGAGAAAGTGCATTCTTAGAAGAACACTTTGCAGTGGACGAACTTTTAGATGCTACTAATCTAAGTGAACGTGAACATTATATTGCACAAAATTTAGTAACAAGAGGTGTCCTTGACAAAGATGTAGATCAAGGCAAAGCCAGTTATAAACTTAATATCAACAGATTTGGACGGTAGTATGGATAATGATACAAAAGCAATGTTTGACATTCTCAACAAGTTAGAAAATGTTGACAAGACCACACGTATTGTTGCTGAAAGAGCTGAAAATGATGTGGACCTTAAAATGGCAATCAATCAGCGTGTAGATGAAAATAGTGTTAGTATCCAAAATTATAGAGTTGATATTGTTCTACAAAACTTTGCAGGTAGACAAAAAAAGTTTTACAATGTAGTAGAAAGCAATCGTATACTACACAAGGAACTCGCACTGTTTGAAACAGCAATGGGTATTGTTAAAAATCTAATGTTAAACAAAAGCAGTAAAGTACAAGATTTGGTGAGATACGATATTGAATACACTAATAACTTGTACGAAGTATACATGCACAACAGTCGTATCAAAAGTGGTAAAATCAATGAAGATATTGCTAGTGCTAAACTAGATAGAGCCAAGCAAAAGATGCTTGAAGCTAAAAACAAAATACTAAGAAAACTATAAATACAATATATAGAACGGGAATAGAAACATGTTTTTAAACGATTTACACAGTGCCAAGCACAACGTAGAAAAACTAAACAAAGTTCTGGCTGATAGTTTTAACCATGAGGTGGACCTATCAAGCATGAACATG